ATAAAGATCTTATTAAATTAAGTTTATTAAGCTATTTATAATTTTTTTATTAAAATAAATATAACATGTATTTTGATAAAAAAACTTAAAAATAATTGAAATATTTAAATATTTAAATATTATATAAATATTATTATACTATGAATTATAATGCATTTATTGAAATTATAACTAGTGATAACAAAGAGCACACTTTTTTTGTAAATAAAAAAGTTACGTCTCTTAAACCAGAACCATTATTAATGGAAGAGCAGAGATATAGTTTATCACCAATTAAGCATTCAGATATTTGGGCTTTATACAAAAAACAATTAAGATCTTTTTGGACAAGAGAAGAAATTGATTTATCCAAAGATTATGATGATTATCAAAAATTGGATGAAAATACTAAATATTTTATTAAATATGTTCTTGCATTTTTTGCAACATCAGATGGATCAGTATTTTTAAATATATTAGAGAACTTTTCAAAGGAAGTTAAAAATATGGAAGCACAAATATGTTATCAATTTCAAGCAACTATGGAAGCAATTCATTCAGAAGTATATTCATTAATGATTGAAGAATTAATTAAAGATAATCATGAAAAACAAATGTTATTTGATGCAATTAATAGTATACCATGTATTAAAATTAAAGCTGAATGGGCATTGAAATGGGGTAATTCAAATGCATCATTTGGTCAAAGATTAATTGCGTTTGCAATTATTGAAGGAATATTTTTCTCTGGTAGTTTCTGTGCATTTTATTGGCTTAAACAGCAAAATATTTTACCTGGTTTAACCATGGCTAATGAATTTATTGCCCGAGACGAAGGTATGCACTGTGAATTTGCATGTTTGTTATACTCAAAGATAGAAAATAAAATAGCACAAAGTATAGTTCATAAAATGGTAAATGATTCAGTTTTAATAGAAAAAGAATTTATAACAGAATCTTTGCCTTGTAAATTAATTGGTATGAATTCAGATTTAATGTGTAATTATATTGAATTTATAGCAGATAGATTATTAATAAATTTAGGTTATAGCAAGATATATAATTCTAGAAATCCATTTACATTTATGGAAAATATTAATATTGAATTAAAAAATAATTTTTTTGAAAATAGAACAACGTCTTATCAAAAATTAGATATTTCAACAATAGATACAAATTTAACAGAAGATTTTTAAAAATAAATTATCATGATATTGTGAATAAAAAATGTAATATTATAATATTATAATTAAATGAATTTTATGAATAAAAAAACAAAACCATCATTAGTAGATGAAAAAGTATTTAATTATTATAATAAATTAAAAAATCCAGATCCAATAAAAATTATTCATTTACCACCTAAAGCACCATCTGAATTAGAAAGATTATTTTCAAAGATATCTCATTCTATAATTTCTTTTTTTTATGATTATTTTATTTTAATATCATTGTTATTAGCAATTGGTTTATATTTATTTTATAGATATAAATGGTATCAAGAACATAAAAATAATAAAATCAAAAGCAGTGAAATAAAAGAAATTAAAGGAATAAAAGAAATAAAAGAAATTAAAAATATAATAGATACAAATAATAATCTTGATATTTCTAATATTTATGAAAATCCTGAAATAGTTCAAATGCCAAAACAAATAAATAAATCAAATATATCTAAAGCATCATTGATAACAAATACTAGAGGAAATTCACATATGTTAAGAAACATAAGTAATTTAAATAATATAAATAACACTAATCAAGATATTAATAAAATAAATAAAGAAAGAAATGTTTCATTTGAACCACATAAACAAAAACTGTTTGATGCGTATAATAGAAATTTAATAAATCCAAAAAATAATGAAAAATTCTTAGCATCAAATGAAAAATCTAGTTATTTTATGCTTGATTAATTTTATTAAAATTTTTAAAAAAATTGATAAATAAATATATTTATAGTATAGTTTATTAATATATTTAATGAGTATTATTGATTCTAGTAACCAGATTGATTTGTTTTTTCTTAAAGATTTTTTAACAAATTTGTGTAATGAATATGAATTAAAACAGATTGACTTAGACATAATATGTCAAAAAGTAGATCAAGGTAAATTTGATAATATGACAATAGAAAATGTAAATACTTTAATAATTAATTCTTGTGATGATTTATCTTCAATGGATACAATGTATTCGGTATTAGGTGCAAGAGTGTATTTTACTAGTATTAATAATCAAATAATTGCATTAAATTTATTCACTTTTGCAGATAAAATACAATATATATCAGATAGTCTACCTAATTATATTAACGAATCTTTTTTAAATTTTATTCAATCAAATAGTGAATTTTTAAATGGTTTAATTTTAAATGAAAGTAGTATATTGCCATCATTTATTGATTTATTTAGTTATAGAACATTAGAAGGATCATATTTAATTCAAGTTAATGGTCAAACTATAGAACAACCATTAGATATGTTTTTACGAGTTGCTATCGCAATACATTATAGACAAGATATATCATTAGAAGAACGTCTAGAATTAATTAAAGAAACATATTATTATTTAAGTAATGGATATTTTATACATGCTACTCCCACTTTATTTAATGCGGGTACAAATTTTGAACAACTAAGTTCTTGTTATTTATTAGGGACAGAAGATTCATTAGATGGTATTTTTAAAACAGTTCATGATTCTGCAAATATTTCAAAATGGTCTGGTGGTATTGGAGTTCATGTTTCAAATATTAGATGCAAAGGTACTAGAATTAAATCTACAAATGGTGAATCATCAGGAATTATACCAATGTTAAAAGTATATAATGATGTTGCTAGATATATTAATCAAGGTGGTAGAGGTAAAAAAAGACCTGGTGCAATTGCAGTTTATTTAGAACCATGGCATGGTGATATTATGGAATTTTTAGAATTAAAGTTAAATTCTGGAGCAGATGAAATGCGTGCTCGTGATTTATTTTTAGCTTTATGGATTCCAGATTTATTTATGAAACAAGTTGAATGTAATGGTGATTGGTATTTGATGTGTCCAGAACAATGTTCAAATTTAGCAGATGTGTATGGTGAAGAATTTGAAACATTATATAATCAATATGTTGCAGATGGTAAATATATTAAACAAGTAAAAGCAAATGATATTTGGTTAAAGATAGCAATATCACAAGCAGAAAGTGGTGTACCATATATATTATATAAAGACAATATTAATAAAAAATCTAATCAAAAAAATATTGGTACAATAAAATCATCTAATTTGTGTGCCGAGATTACAGAAGTATCTAGTAATACAGAGTATGCAGTATGTAATTTAGCATCAATTGCAATTAATAAATATATTAAAGATGATTTAACATATGATTTTGATAAATTATACAAAGTAGCAAGAATAATTACAAAAAATCTTAATAATATAATTGATATTAATTATTATCCAACACCAGAGACATTAAAATCTAATATATCAACTAGACCAATTGGTATTGGAATTCAAGGTGTCGCAAATTTATTTTTAGAGATGAGATTACCATATGATAGTCAAGAAGCATTAGATTTACAAAGTAAAATTATGGAAACAATATATTATGGAGCATTAGAAATGTCAGCAGAATTAGCAGAAAAATTTGGTCCCTATTCAATGTTTGAGGGATCACCATTTTCACAAGGTATTTTTCAATTTGATATGTGGAATACAACACCTAAAATATGGTCATTTGATTCTTTAAGAGAAAAAATTATGAAAACTGGAACTAGAAATAGTTTATTAACAGCATTAATGCCAACTGCATCAACTTCTCAAATTTTAGGAAATTTTGAATGTTTTGAACCAATTACATCAAATTTATATACAAGAAAGACAGCAGCTGGTGTATTTAAAATAGTAAACAAATATTTAATTAAAGATTTAAAAAAATTAAATATGTGGAATGAAGATATTAAAAATAAAATTATTATTAACAATGGATCGGTGCAACATTTAGATATACCAATTGATTTAAAACAATTATACAAGACAGTTTGGGAAATTAAACAAAAATGGATTATAGATCATGCTTTAATACGATCACCATATGTAGATCAATCACAAAGTATGAATTTATTTTTTGAAGCACCAGATATGAACAAAATTAAATCAGCACTATTTTATGGTTGGAAACATGGATTAAAAACTGGTTGTTATTATTTAAGAACACAACCAGCATCTAAAGCTGCAAATATTATTGAAAAAGAATGTATGGTTTGTTCAGCATAAATTAATTTCTTTATAAGCATCATAATATTTATTTATAATTTTTTTTAGATCAGTTTCATTATGTAACAAGGGTGTTTCTAATGTTATATCAAAATTAACATTTTTTTGTATACATTTATATAAAATACATCTTGTATGTTCTAATATATCAATATTATAATCAATAGTATTATTAATTTCTAATATTTTTATAATTCCTTCACAAATAAATTGAATAAGATATTTTGTAGGGTGATTCATTGAATAAAATAATAATTTGTCCTTATAATTATTTTTGATATAATCATGTGTTGATATTATTGAGATTCTTTTATCATTAAATTTTATAATACTATTATTGTATCTATCTAATAAACTTTGTAAACTTTTTTGTGCAGTATCTTCTAAATATTCACTACTTTCTAAATTTATATTATTTACATATTTTTCAATATAATCATCAATTGGCATATTATTTAAATATTCTTTTATCATATTATGATAATGATAATCAATTGGTTTATGTAAAATATCATTATTAATATGTTTATATGTTAAATCAACATAGTAAAAATTAAAATGACAACTATCAAAAATAATAATTTTACAATTTTCATTGCAGTTATTAATAATATATTTTGTTGATAAATAATCTACATTTTTATAATTATCATTAATTGGTTGAGTAATAATATAATCTGCATTTTTAATAATATTTGTAAAATATTCTTTATCTGCATTTGGCCAAAAACATCGAATTTGATACACTTCATATTCATCTGAAGATAAACATAATGTTTTATTTATTGCATCTACTTGACAGTTACCATAAAATAATATTTTTTTCATTTATTATATTAATATATTATATTAATATATTATTTATTGTAATTAAATCTTTCTCCATGCATTGATGTATTTAGAACTAATGTATTAGCAATTAATTCTGATAATACTGCTAAATTTTCAAAATTAAAAATTTCATCTTGTGTTCTACCAGCTATATGATGATCCCCATCTAATTTTAAATCAGAAATTTTTCTATAATTTTTTGATTGTAAACGTTCTTTTAATTTTTCAAAAAAATTATTTGAATTAGTAAAATCTAGTTTATATATAGTTATACAGCTATCAATAACTTCTAAAAAACCTAAAGGTAATTCTACACTAGTATTATCTAAAGCATAATATATTAATGGCATATATAGCCAGGACTGAGTATGTGGTAATGTACTGGGTATAGTTGTATGTGATCCACCAGCACTTCTACCACCTCCACCACCTCCACCACCTCCACCACCTCCACCACCTCCACCACCTCCACCGCCACCATAACTAGCAGAACTTCCACCATTTTGTTGTAAAAGTAAATTATACTTTGTTTTGTACTTAAGATATTTTAATTTATAATTATTCATAATAAATTAAAATATAAATTAAATATATTTTAATAATTTATTATTAATTTTTTCATAAATATAATTTTTATTATCATTTGTAAGATGAAGATTATAAGCGATAGAACTACAATTAATTTTTTTCAAAAATTTAATATGAAATTTTCTTAATTTATTACCAAATGATCTAATATAATCTAGAAATGATAATTTCGAATTAATTATTT